CGGTATTGCCATAAGCACAATATTCCTTGAGCCTGGGCGCATAAGGAGCCAAAACCACCCCTTGCTCCAACATGCGGTCGCTCATTTCCTTGTAATGCTGGCGATATAGGGGCTCTATCTCGGGATAGGTGGCCTCGAAATTCTCGCGGGCAAATGTATAGCTCATGTTTTGACCTAGAGGATGCCGCCACGTTCAAAAACCAAATCAGTCGCCACCCATTGAACGCGAATACCTTGGGAGGCGGTTTTCAGCCGCGGCGCAAAGGCATATCCTAATCCAGTAGCGCCCTGCCATTGGCGGGAAACATTCAAATCACCACCCCAGATCGCAGAATCCCATAATCCAACATCCCACACCCCATATATTGTCCCGGTGAAAGACAAAGGGGCTGTAGTATCGCTCAAATCAAAATCCACGTTGACGTTGGTAAATGCAGACGGCGTGCCATCCGTAAATAGCGTTGGCCGAATCATCGTGCAGCGCTTTAACTGGCCTGGCGATCCAAAGTAATTGAAAGCCTGCAAGCCATCGGCGGCGATATTCGTCCCATTATCAGACAGGCCATTCCACGCCTTGGCAACAAACCCATTTCCGCCAAAATAAGGGTCTTCTTCGTATAACTCCCAGCAATTGGCCTCCCAGCCCGTGAAATTGCACCATGATTTATTAATGGTGTTCATCACATATTGCTGTTGACTTTGTCCCTCTTGAACTGGGACGTTCAATATCAGCATGTTTTCTTTTGGGAATTGCAGTAATTGCCACCCAAAATGTGAGCCATAAAGAGAGATTGCTGAAGATACTGCAAACTGTATTTTGTCGGTTACCGCAATCTTGGGGTTTGTCCGGGAGGATTGCAGCGCGCCAGACATAGGGTAAACGCCGTCCTGGCAAATAATCAGCATGTCCCCGGAAAACTTGATACAGGGCCGATTGCCAACAGGTGCGCCAATGCGCCAGACGCCCACCAGCGCCCACGTAGCGGCGGCGGCGGGGTCAGTGCCACGATAAACGATAACCTCGCCCCTGGAAGTCACAAACGCGGCCAGATCATCCACCCCGTAACCGGCGTCAATGGTCCAGGTGAACATGGAAACCAGCGATCCGCCCAATTGAGCGGTTCCCGATAGATCAAACGCAGTAGCAGCGCCACCGATAGCACTGACCGGAAGATACCAAGCCTTCAGAGTGTCCTTCTGGATAAACCAGACGCGAAACTTATGGATGGTCAGATTGGACAGGTTCGCGCTGTTGACGCCTGTGATGTCGTATGGCGCGCCATCGCCGTCCTTATGCCATGTCGTGCCATCAAAGACGCGCATCTTGTCTGCGCCGTTGACCGCTTGGAGGTAGCTGCCCCCAGTGGTCGTGTTGTTCACATACTGCCAGCGGGAATTCGTGAGCCCGGTCACGGAAGCCGCGCCGACCGCGCCGCCCGCCGTGATGTCATAGATGGATCCGGAGGCGATGGCGAACAGCTTTTTGGTCGCGCCGCCCGAGTAGTTGAACAGGGTTTCTACCTGCCCGCTGATGCCGGTTGCAAAATGCGTGTTCCCGTTGCGTACCATCACATCCGTGGTTGCTGGATAGAAGTTCGTCAGTGATACCGCATCCATCGGGGCCATTTCGCCCAGGGCATCGCGCGCATTCCAGCCGCCTACGGGGGCGGGCAAGGAGGCGGGAGTAGCTCTAGCCGGGACAATTCGCCGTTGCTTTGTAATCACGGCTCAACTCCCATAATTCGAGTCTGGCAAATTGCCCGGCCCAATCAGGATATTCCCCGGGATTGGCGCAAAGCTCAGTGTTGGCGATCCGGCGTCATTCGCCTTAGCAATCGACAGCTGCTTGTCGTAATCTTCCTGATAAATCGGCCCGAGACCCTTGACCTGGAAATACTTGTTTTTCAGGCCCAACACCATCAGGACATCGGGATAGATGCAGGTATCGGTGTCGACGGTGAACGTGGTTTTGGCCGTGCCGCTGACGTCTGATGCCCATGCATTGCTCATGTACTCAAACCCGAGCGTATTAGCCGTGGCGATGGCGGGCCAAATTTGAAAATAATTGCCAAAAATCCGGTAGCGGATGCGCGGTCCAGTGGAGATATAGCCGGAAATCAGCCATTCCCACTGCTGGGCCGTTTCGGGGCCGAGCATGATCCAGTGCTTGGACTTGTCCCACTGAGTATTGTCGATTTGCCGGTCGTAGTCGGACGGCATGGCATACCGGACTTTCGTCAGCGTATAGGTGCTGCCGGTGTTTGTCGAGGTAGCCGGTTGCGATAGCGGAATGGTCGTACCGCTGGGCGCGCTAGCCACAAAAGTAGCCTGATTGATGCCGGGGCCGCTGACCTGATAAGTTGTGTCGATCCCGGAAATCGACGAGGCGTTTGTCAGATTGGATGTGCTAACAACCGTGTTGCCGGTGATCGTGGAAAACGCCACCGTGAACAAGTAGGACTTGCTCAGTGCCTGCCACTGATATTCTCGCGCCAGCTCATTGCCCACCGCATTCAAGAGTGCAAGCTGCTGCACCACGTCCTGCGTTTGGTTGCCCGCCACCGAAGATGGGACATTCAGCCCCATTTCCCCGGTGGCGCGCTGAATGAGCGACAACATTGTGGTCATTACATGGTCTCTGGTTGTTTGGCTGGACGGCCACGCTTGGCAGGAGCTTGTTCGTCAGCAGCGTCCGGCGCGGTTTCAATCAGGGTGATCAGCTTTTCGAGCTTGGCTTCCAATGCGGCGATCTTCGCGTCCCGGGCCTTCACTTCTTCGCTAACCGCTGCACCGTTGCGCTCTGCCAAGGCGCGCTTGGCCTTTTGGCGCAAGCCCTCGCCGCCCATGCCGACGCCCTGAATCTGGGCATCGTTGGCCCCGGCGATCTGCTCGACGGTGTAAAAGCGCAGAAACTTCAGTTGGCGCGCCTGCTCTGGGGTGACCTCATCCCATGTTTCAAGCTGCCAGCCTGGCACGTTTTCTGCATTGGCGATCTTGCCGGTCTGCATCTGGAATACCAGCCATTGGCGCGGGTATTCCTGCATGTCACGGCCATCGGCGGGCCGTTCCACGGTCAGATTCGGGTTGCCGGGAATCGCAATGCGGATGAATGGGCATTCAGCCTTGTAGCTCTTGATGCCGGTTTCCCGGGTTTTCCAGTCATCCAGGGCCGCATGGTCGTAAAACTCGACATGCAGCAGGTCGTTGGGGTTGCGGGCACCGGCAAATTCGGTGTTGTTCAGGTCAGAAGCAAGCATGATTTTTCTTTCTCAAGTAGTTGAGATGTAGAACAGGGCGGAATCGCCTAAATCCCTGTGCCAGAGGACACAGAAACCCAGGCGGGCGAACAAATCGATCCACCACTGAAAGGGGTGAACCGACAAGTGCAGGGGATGACCAATCAAGCCGCCGAGGTTATCGGGGACAAGACTGATCTGAAAAAAGGTGCAGGGCGTCACCGCCATGATGTTGCGAATGGTTTTTTCCACCAGCGCGGGCGGGATATGCTCCATGACATCGGTGCAGAACCCATAATCACCCTTGATGTCCATGGGCTCCGAGATATTGGCTTGCAGGAATGGCAGGTCTTGCGCGGCTGGATCGCGGCTGTTCGTCGTAAAATCCACCAGCAATAGCTCACATTCTGATTCCTTGGCGATCGCCAAAGCGCCCCGGCCCGTACCGCAACCAAAGTCGATCACCTTCCCGGTAGGACGGCACAGCTGCACAAAGGTGCTGGCGACATTTTCGCCGGGCGACATGATGCGGTATTCGGAGTGATCCCACATCAGGCGATATTTTTCCTCTTCGCTCAGCTTGGGGGCATTGAACATATCCGGAAGCAGCCCAGCGCCATGCACTTGAATTGCGCAACCGAGATAAATCAGTTCCCGCGCCGTGTCCTGAAACTTTTCGGCTTGGAGCTTCATGGTCAGGCTCGTCAAATAATCCTTGCCGCCAAACTTCACCCAGCAGCTGGGGTCGCCATCATTCATCGGCTGGGCAAAGGCATGTCCTTTCCCGTTGCGATGACTGGAATCGTAGCCATAGATTTCCAGCTGACGATAGCCCAGCGCATAGGCCAGGCAAGTAGCCGTATTGCCAACAGAGGCCGCCCCGCCAATCAGGCAGTAGCTGTCCTCATATTCCGGGAAATGATCCTCAATATCGGCAATCTGCAAATGCCAGACGCGGGCATTCGGAGCCCTGTCCCAACAGGCGGGGTGTACCTGAGAGCCGAACAGATGCTCCTTGGCCGGTCCAACCAGCTGGGCGGTTTCTTCGCGGGCATCGATGATGACCTGATAGTCAGCCAAAATCCCGTTGTCATCCAGGA